CTGGGTTTTCAGCAGTTGTCTCCTGTCCCATCAAGGGCTTCGGCCGCGCACGTCGCGGCCGCTTTTTTCGAGACCTAGAAAGGAGAAATCAGTGCCACACGAAGAGCCGGAAGACGGCGAAGAGTTCGTGCCGAAAGAGCGCGAGCCACAGGGCCCCAAGCGCAAGCGTGGACGCCCAGGCAGGCCACGCAAGCTCGGTGCAAAGCGCCGCAAGAAGAAGGACCCGCCAGATCGGTTGTCCCCGTCTCAGCGCAAGAAGGCGCGCTGGATCACGGTGACCGTGCCAGCGGACGCCTACGTCAAGCTCAAAGAGATCGCCGCGTTTCGCAAGACGTCGATGTCGCAGACCATCGCCGACATCGTGGAGCCCGTGTTCGACAAGGTGTATGAGGAATCAATGCTGCTGCTTCGCATCGAACAGCGCCGACAGAAAGAAGAGGAAGAACGTGAAGCACAACGCCGAAATAACCCTACCGGTCGAACTCATTTTTGACGTGCTCGAACCCATGCAAGTGGGCGACATGATCATCCCCGCGCAGATCGACATCCGTGAGGTACTGCTCGAAATCACCGGCCCGGCTGGCAAGCCCCGCAAGGTGGACATCACCAAGGGCATCCCCGAGGAGCAGATACTGCTGTGGGAAGACGAGATCATCGACAGCTATGGCCAGGATTCTGAGGAATGAGCGGATCGCCGCTGCAGTAACCTGGACAAAGGATCGTATCGGGGCCGACGGGATCGGTGACAACTGCAGCGCAGTGAGCCTGGTGGACGCGCACGACCGCTTCATCGCGGTGTGCGTGTTCTCCTCCTACATCGGTACCAACATCGACATGCACCTGGCTGCCGAGCCTGGCCGACACTGGCTCTCGCGCAGCTACTACAACGCGGTGATGCAGTTGCCCTTTGAGGTGCTGCAAGTATCACGGATCACGGGCCTCATCCGGGGCTCCAACCTACGTACCCAGCGCTTTGCAGAGCGCATGGGATTTCAGTACGAAGGACGCATGCGCAAGGTTTTTGCGGATGGGGACGACCTGGTACTGTATGGTTTTTTGCACGAAGAGTATGAACGACACCCCTGGAGAAAGTAATGAAGCTATCGGACAACCTCCGGTACCTCGCAGACTTCCCCAGCCACGCACCGATTGCACCTATTCTGCAGACGGCAGCGGATAAGCTGGACGACAGTCACCTATGGCGAGATGCCTGGATGAGATCAGAAAAAAGAGTTGAGGAGTTGACAAGTGAACTGGAGCGGTTAAGATTGAGGCTCCCAAACAGAAAGGAGAAAGAGTGTGAAGACTGAACCACTGCTTCCGTACCCCTGGCCCTTCCCTCAGTGGGATGGTACCCGTTGGGTCATGCCTGCCGAGCTCATGCCCAAGGAGCTGCGCAAGAAGGCCAAGAAGGGGGTTGACCTCGAAGACTACGAGGAGGCCCCGTTTTGAAGCCCGACCTCTACAAGAAGCTGGCCGCCTCGGGCCGCTATGTCAACACCGGCAAGGTCCTCATCGGGCTGCAGTATCAACGGCCCCCGCGCCAGCTCGGTCGCGAGGAGGAGCGCATGCAGTCGATCCTGATGGGCAAGCGCCCTCACGAGTATGGCTACAGCCCACAGGTGTACGTGTTGTACCTCATCGGCCTGTCGATGCTGGTAGCCGCGATTGCCGAGATGTTCAAGTGAGAAAACGCAGTAAGTATCGGCCCAAGCCCGTGCTGGCCGATCCGCTTGGATTTGTACTGTCTGGTATGCAGCGCCTGCCCCAGTTGAAAGATCAGTTCCTGATGATCCAGATCAAGAACCGCGAAGCATTGGAGCAGGTGCGCACAGGTCGCGCCACGAAAGATGACGTTGACCGATTGATCGCCATGGCCAACATGTCGGAGTCCCTCGCCATTCATGGCAAGGGCAACGACTGGCTCAAGGAGATCAACGAGTCCCAGCACCACCTCCACGCCTTGGCGGAGCGGGGTGTCAGGCTGGGCATGCGGTTCGTGATGAAGGCTGCAGAGTGGGAAGCACTCAAGCTGATCACGGACCTTCACGAGGTGCAGTTGGAAAACAGCACCGTTTACGACATCGAGAAGGCCTACGACTACGTGGAGAAAACGATCCGCGAAGGCAAAGCCAAACTTATCCGCACGAAGGAGCAACCCAATGAGAGCCAAGAAAACAAAAGCTGATCGCATCCGCGAGTACCTGATCAAGAACCCGAACGCTGACGTGGCCAAGCTGGCCGAGCGATTCCAGACGGCCAAGCCGGTCATCTACAAGCTGCGCAAGGACCTGCAGGAGACTAAGCGCGAAGAGGCGCGCGAGCTGGTCAAAAGCAAGAATGTGCGCCTGACCCACGGGCAGCTCATAGTGGCCAAGCGCCTGGGCATCGATCCCCTGGAGTACGCCGCGCACGTGGCCAAGATGACGCAGGAGCCGGTGCAAAGCGAGGCTGAAGAAGAGCCAGCGGAGCTGACCTGGACGGCATCGGACGACGACCAGGGCAACATCGTTGCAACGCTCACGGAACGCGGCACACGCTACGGCAAGTTCTCTGGCCACGCCCAGGTGACGCAGGAGCTCAAGCGCGTGATGTCGCGCCACGCCGCTGCGCTGAACAAGACCTTTACTGACAGCCAGTGGGAGTCCTTGGAGATGATCGCGCACAAGATCGGCCGCATCGTCAATGGCGACCCAGATTACGCCGACAGTTGGATTGACATCGCCGGCTACGCCAAGCTGGTGGCAGACGAGCTGCAGGGGGTGGAGCGATGATTCAAGGAGCAGAAAACAGCATCGCTGACCACTACCGGCAGCGCGAGATGGCCGAGAAGCAAGCGGCATGGGCCAGGGACCAAGATTATGCAAAAAATGCATATTCTGGCGCGATATTGGGAGGCATAAGCATGGGCCTGGGCATGAACATGGCCGGTGGCCGCGATCAGATCGCCCGCGATGAAGGCCCACGACTGGGCAGCGGCATTGAGTATCAGATGGAACGCCTGGCCAAAAACGTGGCAGCCATGGAAGAGCGGTTCCACAATCTGACCATGAAGCTCGGGCCATTGACACGGCCGATGCCAGAGCCAGCGGTGACCAAGGATACCGGGCGCGTGCAGGCCTCGCAGTCGCCGCTGGCGGACCAGGTTGCACGGCTCACGGACCAGATCGAGCGCCTGAACAATGGCATGGCTTACCTGACTGACGGGGTGGACCTATGAGCCGCCTCAACGACCACGCATGGCTGGAGTTCAAGGCAGCAGGCTGGCTCGATGAGGACGGCCGCTTCAAGGACGATATGCAGGAGGCCATCTGCACGCACGTCCTGAAGCTGCTGGAAATCTTCGCCGAGGAGGGCCACAGCGGCAGCACCGCGCCCTACGCCGCCAATATGTTCAAGACCCTGGCCATGTTCGAGCCCATCGCCCCGCTGACAGGCGAGGACTGGGAGTGGCATGAGGCCAGCGAAGGCGTCTTCCAGAACAGGCGCTGCAGCCGCGTCTTCAAGCAGGCCGACCGCTTTGATGGCCAGGCCTACGACCTGGAAGGCAGGGTCTTCTACGAGTGGCACGAGCGCGAGCTTGAGCCCGATGAGTCTGGGTACCCAGGCAAGACCCGGTACAAGTCGCACTACACCAGCCGCGACAGCATGGTGCCCATCACCTTTCCCTACAAGCCCATCCACAACTACGTCGAACGTCCATCGGAGGCATCATGAGCGATCTTCTTCCCTTCGCAGTCGGAGCCTGGGTCATCCTGGCCTGGTTCACCCACGTCATCACCTGCCTGAAGACGGCCTCTTGGGGCTTTCTGATCGCAGGCGCGGTGTTCTTCCCGGTCGGCTGCGTGCACGGCACGGGCATTTGGTTCGGGTGGTTCTGATGTTCAAGATGCCTGAGAAGTTCCGAGTCAAGCTCTCCGGCTACCCAGAGGGCGACGCAGGCAACGGAGCCTTCGTGGTCAAGCTCAAGCACAGCCAGGTGGTCTTCGTCCTCGCCAGCGATGGCGCGGGCTGGGAGCACGTGAGCGTCAGCCGCAAGGACCGCTGCCCGACCTGGGAAGAGATGTGCCAGGTGAAGGACCTCTTCTGGGACGACGAGGACGTGGTCATGCAGTTCCATGTGCCGTCCAAGGATCACGTCAACAACCATCCGTACTGCCTGCACCTGTGGCGGCCTGTTGGCCAAAACGTGCTGCGGCCGGATCGCATCATGGTGGGGTTCAAATGACCGTCGTCATCTGGGATCACAAGAACGGATTGCTCGGCGCTGACAAGCAGGCGACACAGAGTGACCTGGTGCGTCGCGTGACCAAAATCCGCCGCATCAACGGCCACCTATGCGCAGCTGCTGGGGATTGGGACCTGGCGCAGGAGATGTTCCACTGGTTCGAGCAAGGAGCCGAGCCTGGCAAGGAGCCCGCTTGCATGCGCAACAAGGACGACTGGGTGGCCTTCCTGGTCATCACGCCTGACAAGCGTGTGCTGAAGTACGAGAAGAGTCCGTACCCGATGGACTTCACCGAGGCCGCACGCAGCGATGGGTGGTACGCCTTTGGTTCCGGCCGAGACTTCGCCATCGGCGCGCTGGCCTGCGGCGCGGACATCCACACCGCCCTGGAGGTCGTCAGTCGGTACTGCGCCGGCTGCGGCATGGGAGCAGATATTTTGTCTTTGGTCGAATAAAGTACTTGACAGGTACTTCGAGGTACCTGCTAAAATCAACTGCCAACTTAGAAAGGAGAAAGGCATGAACTTCAGTCTCAACATCCATCGGGTGACCGACATCATTGTCGGACCTGCCAAGGAAAACAACAGCGGTGCCGGTAGCCACGGTACCTACGCCACACGTACCATCGAGATCAAGACGCCGGAAGGCGACTTCGAGCTCACTCTGTTCTCTGAGCACGTGGGTGAGGATCACGAGGGTGAGCTGCTGCAGGTGAAGTCATGAGCATGAACACCCCGTTCCACCTGCGCCAGCGGGAGTTCAACGCATTCAATGCAGCGAACCCGGAGGTGTGGCAGCACTTCGAGCGCTTTACGATGGAGGCTATCCACGCCGGCCATCGCAAGATCAGCCATTGGCTCATCATCAACCGCATCCGCTGGGAGGTGATGATCACCACCACAGGATCGGACTACAAGATCAGCAACGACCACATCGCGTTCTACGCGCGCTTGTTCGTGAAGGTGCACCCGCAGTACCGGTTCATCTTCAACCTCAAGCGCATGCGTGACGAACCATGGCACGGGGATATGCCGCTATGAGCAAGGCAGACACAGGAGGGCCGGCGTTCCCCCGGCCAGCTTCCCCGGCGCATCAGCACGGAATGCACGATCCGCAAAAGGGCATGACTCTGCGCGACTACTTTGCTGCCAAGGCGATGCAGGGATTTATGGCAAACAAGTCAAATCCTATGCATTACCAACCAGAAACAGATGCTCAATGGGCTTACATGATTGCCGACGCCATGCTGAAAGCGAGGGACCAATGAGCCCGCTAATCCAGGAGATGGTGAGCCTCGAACCTGAAGAGGCCATCAACTACCAGTGGTTCGACATGACCGCTGTCTACCGCCACGAGCAGCACATCAGTGGCGAGCTCCTGGAGCGGCCGCTGCCCTTCCCAAAGACCGCGCTGGTGTGCGGGTACGAGGGCAAGAAGGTACTAATCCTGGCCAACCGTGTGGGCACGGTGACTGCGGTGGTGGGCTGGCAGTTCTACGGCAAGTCCTACCACCCGACCGTGCCGTTCACCTTCATCGTCACCCCCGACGGTGTCAAGGTGCGGCACGAAGACGGCACCCAGTTTGACTACCGCACGAGCCCGGCCACAGGCGTGCTGGCCTTCATCTGCGCGTTCCTTGAGTCCTTGGACGTGGCCCCCGCCACGGGCTACACACCGCTCAAGCGCGCGAACTGGGCCAAGAAAATCCGCCAGGGCAAGGTCCCGTCCTACGACTGGACCACGGTGGTGATCGAGCCGCGCAGACCACGGTCCGAGGACCAAGGTGGCACGCACGCGAGCCCACGCTGGCACGAGCGCCGTGGGCATTGGCGCACGCTCAAGTCTGGCAAGCAGGTGTGGGTGAAGAACTGCGAGGTCGGGGACAAAACGCGCGGCGCGGTGTTCCACGACTACAAAATCAACGAGAAGGCCTTTGCGCCGGAGACGACATGATTCGACTGACTTACACACACTTTTGCGACCTGTGCCGGCGGGAGATTGACTCGGAAACGTACGAGTGCTCAAACCATCTCACTGGTGTGTTCCCACGGCCACACAACCAGTACACCTACCAGATGGGCTACGTGGCGGAGATGTGCGATGAATGCGCTGCGCCCATCATGCAAGCCCGTGACGAGGCTATTAAGCAATGGAAGGAGGGCCAGCATGGACAAGGATGAAACACCAGTGTTCAGTGTCCACGGGCCACGGATCAGGGTTCGCAGACCACGGACCGTGGTCGCGGCTATGGTGATCTCGCAGGAGGCCTTCATTGAGATCGACAGCAGCACCATGAGCCAGG